CCAGTTGCTCTCAACGACGCTTGCTAACTACCGCAGCCAGTTGACAGACAACGTGTTCACTGCCCGCCCACTCACCTACTTCCTCATGGACAAGGGTCGCATTCGTATGCTTAACGGCGGTACGAAAATTATCGAACCTCTTATCTACGGTCAGAACTCAACTGTTGCTTCGTACTCAGGTTACGACACACTGAGCCTTACTGCACAGGATGGCATTTCAGCTGCAGAATACGATTGGAAGCAGTACGCTGCATCGATCGCAATTAGCGGTATCGAAGAGGCAAAGAACAACGGCGAACAAGAAATCATCAACCTTCTGGAAGCGAAGATCATGCAGGCTGAAGAGTCAATGCGTGAGTCGTTTAACCAGATGTTCTTTGGTGACGGAACCGGCAACAGCGGAAAGAACTGGAACGGTCTTGGAAACCTCGTTGAGGCTTCAGGAACCGTTGGCGGTATCAACCGTGCAACTGCAGGCAACGAGTACTGGCGTTCGTACGAGGAAAACACCGCAGGTGCTTTGACCCTCGCACAAATGGCAACGGCGTACAACAGCGTGTCTGTTGGTAACGACCACCCAGACATGGTGCTCACGACCCAGACTTTGTTCGAAAAGTATGAGTCATTGTTGCAACCACAGTTGCGTTACACCGACACCAAGACGGCAGATGCTGGTTTCCAGAACCTGTTGTTCAAGGCTGCTCCTGTAACCTACGACGTGCATTGCACCGCTGGTGTTGTGTACTTCTTGAACAGCAAGTACCTGACACTCGTTGGTCACTCTGGCAAGTGGTTCTCACAGACTGAGTTTGTGAAGCCAGAAAACCAGGATGCTCGTTATGCACTTATCATGTGCTACGGCAACTTGACCACACGTAACGCAAAGAAGCAAGGCAAGCTCACAGCTAAGACTGCTTAATTGCAATTGACTTGGGGGGGTGGGCAGAAACCCACTCCCCTTTTTCAAAGGAGAACAAATGCCGCAATATTACAAAATACTAGATAACGGAGTAAAGCCAATGGCATCAAACTACCCACCAAGCAAGGACAAGAAATCTGCAGATCGCATGAAGCAGGGATTGACTCCAAGCAAAAACGATAAGCCAAGTCAATTCAAAAAGAAGGGTGACTTCCGTCCTGGCGGACAGTTCTCGACTGGTCGTGCGATTAAGGCTCAACCTGATACACGTGGTCCTAAGAAGGCAGGCAAGGGTGCTGTTGCTTCAAAGGGTCAGGCAATGCGTAAGGCTGATGCTGCAGATGCAGCAAAGCGTCGTAAGAGCGGTGTTACCCGTGCAAAGGGTAAGTACTAATAATGGCTAGTAAGAAGCAAAATCCTGCTGTAGCGAAGCGCATTGCTGATCGCAAGGCATTTGTTAAAGATAAGGTTGCTTCAAAAGGCATTACTGCCAAGCAGGCTCGTCAGCGGTTTTACGTTCAGACTCGAATGGCTGAACTTAAGGCCGCTGGCAAGACTGTTGGTCCTGAACAGCGCAAGCAACTTCAACAGAAGTTTCAGTCTGGCAATGTGGCTCGCAAAGGTTTTGCGGCTCCAGCCAAGAAGGCTGGGAGCACAACTAGCACAACTAGTACAGTTAAACCTGTTGTAAAGCCTGTTGCCAAGTCTGCGACCACATCTACAAGCCAAGCGGTTCGGGCTTCTGATAAGCGTTCTGCAGCAAATATCTCGTCAAATCGGACTGGTGCAAATGCCAATCATGCTAATCGTGGTTCTGCTCAAGTGATTCGTCAAACCGAGAAAAAGACTGGTACTGCTTCAACTAAGTATGCTCCACATTATTCAATTGGCCAATATGCCCGTATTTATGAAGCCAAGACTCCTGGGAAAAAGCCGGTAGCCAAGAAAAAATAGGTAACAAATCGGCTTAGATGTGATGATTAAAAACTCACAGCCAGCCCATGCCTATTACGGACAGCCAGTATCTGGCATCCGTCTAGCCCCAGTAGCGGGGGCAAAGATTGCCGCTGCAAGCGCTCCATACATTGGGCGTAACCGTTGTATCGCAAATGACGATACTTGTGAAGGACCAAAAGCCAAAGGCACAGACTACTGCGTCGGTCACCTAAGGAGCCAAGGAGCAACTAAATGATTACTTTGAACCAGTTGCGTAGCCAGGTCCGTTCAATGGCTGACCTCGATGAGGCAGACCTACCGGATTCTGTTATTGACCAGTTTGCTCGTGAAGGTTTTCAGCGTATTTACACTCTTGAGCGTCGTTGGCCGTATCTGCAGAAGACGTTCACTCTGACGACTGTGGCCGGAACACGATCGTACACGATCGAGAACATTGGTGATATTCGTGAGATTATCTCAGTTGTGGACACATCTACAAGTGGAAGCCGCATGACATTGATTGCCTATGATGACGCTGAAGAGATTTGGCTTGGGAACACAGATGTTCCGAGCCGACCATATTTCTTTTCCATCTGGGAAGACAAGATGCATTTCTGGCCAAAGCCAGACAATGCTTATCCGATTACGGTACGTGTGTACCGCAACCCATCTTACGATTGGATAGATAGTCCAGATGACGACATCGATATGGATGAATGGTTCCATGCATTGTTGCCATATTTTGTTTTGTCACGTGTGTATCAGCGTCAGGAAGACGCAGAACTTTCTGCAATGTATTTGCGTTCTTTCGAAGAAGGCGTTGGTCTTGCACGTCGTGACTTGATGAAAGCATCTAGTGCTCGTCCAGCAGTTATGTCTGCTGGTAAGGAATACCCAACTATGCGTCGCTGGTTGCAGACGCTTGGGGCGACACTTGGACAATGAGCAACGTATCCGTTGAACGTTTCGATGACTTTACTGGTGGACTGAATCTTAGAGCAGATCAGTTTCAGTTAGCTCGCAACGAGTCACCCGACATGTTGAACGTGGAGATTGATCCACGTGGTGGAATCTTTAGTCGTGGTGCTATGCGTGAGATAAACACGACACTAGTTATACCGAGTGGCGATTGGTTGCCTCATCGCCTGTTTGCTTTTCAGGGTGATACACCGAACTTGATGCTTACGACCACAAGCCGTGTGTACCGTTCTACTGGTGCGAACTTTACAGTTCTTGAATATTCTGCGGGCAACCCGGTTGCACCCGTGCAGACTCACGGTGCTTGTATGGCACAGTGGTCCAATCAGTTGTACATGGTTATGGGAACTTCTGGCAACGGAGGGTATCGTTGGTCATCTGGGGATGCGTACGCTACTGCGATAACAGCTTCTGGAACTGCTCCTCATGCATGGCAAACAGCACCTACGCCAGCAGAACATAAGATTCCTACAGCACAACATATTCTTGTGCATGCAAACAGAATGTTTGTTGCCAACACAACTGAGGCTGGTGTTAGGTATCCCAACCGTGTCCGTTGGTCAATTGAAGGTATTGCTGACAACTGGATAGTTGACGACTATATCGACTTTGATGGTGGTGGAAATGGCATTACCGCAATAGCAAGCGTTCAGGGTCAGTTGATTGTGTTTAAGCCAAACGCAATATTTATTGTTTATGGTTACGACTCTGATGACCATCAAGTTGTTCAATTGTCTGCAAAGCTTGGTTGCCAAAGCCATGACTATGTTGTTGCATCTGAAACTGGTGTGTATTTCTACTCACACCCACAGGGATTGTTTTACTACAACGGTTCCCAGATTGTTGACTTGTTTGAGAACTTGAAGTCAATGTTCCCGTTGGGTCACATTAACTTTTCTGCAGATGAACAGATTTCTGTATCTTACGTAAACCGTCGAGTCTGGGTTTCCTTGCCATATTCTAAGACGACTAATGCAACTACACCTACGGTGTCGTTTATTTATGACCCATCAATCTCTGGCGGATCCTGGGTTGCACATCAAGCAGCAGACGGTTATGCGCCAATTGGTGGAACTGATTTTACTCCATCTGATGGTGTCACTAGGTACTACATGATTCACCCGACAAAAGCACGAGTGCTTTCTGTTGACTTGTTTGATGATGAAAAGGATTTTATCGACCAGACCGAACTTGGTTTTACTAGTTACTATCGAACCGGCTGGGTTGATGGTCGTTCGTATTCTGCAAAGAAAATGTTTAGACGACCTGACTTTATTATGAAGCAGGTTGATACAGCACGTTCTGTGAACATTAAGGTATTCCATAACTTTGAAGAAGCAAATGGAAACGAACGAAAGATATTTAACGTTGCACTTGGACCATCCTCAACAGGTATGTTGTGGGGGTCTGGACAATGGGGTGTCGACAACTGGGGCGTTGTCGCACAAGGTGCGCAGATTATGCGTGGATCAAATCTTGGACTAGCTAAATCTATCCAGTTGTTGTTTACTGGACCGACTGGTTTGTACTGGGGCGTTGACAGCATTTCGTACAAGTACAACACACGAAAGATTAGCGGATGAATAACGACATTCAGATTCCGGCTGTATCAGCACTCACGTCTGTGGACGCAATTGCTATTCGTAGCATCGTCAATGCGTTGTTGAATGAGATTGTCAAGTTGCAAAAGGATGTTTCGAGTCTTAAACAGCAACAGACTCAACGCAAGAATTATTACAGGGAGAACAGATAATGGCTTACGATCCAAGCATGTACGAGAATCGTCGTCGCTCATTGATGAGCAACTATGCGACCACAGGCGCACAGAATGTGTACCAGCAGTTTCTTGACGCACAGCGTCAGCAACGACAGTTTGCTGATCTGAATACACAGTTTGAGCAGGCAGCACCGAAGGTGGTGTCGCAGTATGGTCGTCGTGGACTTGTTGGACCAAACGTTAAGTCAGGTGCTTTTCGTAAGGCAATGAGTGATTTTGCTAAGAGCCGTGCAAGACAGACTGGCGAAGCACAGCGTGAGATGCAGCAATCAAATCTTGGTTTTGATGTGCAACAGCGTCAACGTGACGAAATGTTTCAGAATGACCTACGTGATTTAGAGATGGAAAAAGCAAGACAGATTGAACAAGATGCAATGGAACTATTGCGTTACAGAGCAGGAGCGTAATCATGGCTAACGAAGCAAATAAGGGATCGCAGAAGAAATCCACATCCGCTTATAAGCGGGTGAACACATATCCCACATCACCTGTTACTAGGTATGCACCTGTACCAACATTTGATCCGACTACAGCACGTGGTCCGTTGGACCGTGTTGAGCGTTCCGCTGAAATATATGGAGCCCAAAAGGCTGGATTGCCTGGTGCTTCGATGGGTTCAATGACTCTTGCCGAAAGACAGGCTTACAAAGACCAATACATGAATGATGGAATTGATACCGTTCTTGGTGATGGCAAGATTAATATTGACATGACCGGTGGTCTTGGTAGTTATCTTGGTGGTCGTGGTGGCAAGGGATCTGGTCCATCGTCATCCGACAAACTTGATTGGGCAAAGTGGAGAGCAGAACAAGCTGAGACAGCAGAAGAAAAGGAAACTAAGAAAAAAGCATTGGCTTTGCTTCAAGGTCAACTTGCTGGTGGATATCGTGGCAACATTGACACGTTGCTTGGTCAGATTGATGCAATGGGTAAAACTGCTGGAGCAGATATTAGTGGTGCTTACAAAACAGCACTTGGGAATATCTCTGGTGGGTATAAGACTGCATCTGATTTGATGGGTTCTGGTTATAACGCATTGGATGCGTATTTGAACAAGTACAACTCTAACCCGTACGCTGGGCTTGCAGCCCAAGCGCAAGGTCAGATTCCTGACTCGATGAATTACTTGCAGGCTTATGGTGCGCCCACAGCAGATGTACAGGGACAAATTGCAGCAGAGCAACTTGCTGGTCAACAAGGCAATGACGCATTCAATCGTTTGATTAGCGTTCTTGGTGGAGCACAGGAACAATCAAATCTGTCACGTTTGGCTGAGTCGCAGATGGCACGTAACTTGGGCACGACCCAACTTGGTTCACAGCGAGCAGCGTTTGAGTCACAGGCTGCCAATGCCCAGGCTCAGGCTTTGGCTGAGTTGAGGCAACGTATTGCAATGCAACGTTTTGAGCAGGAACAGGCTGCTGGCTCTGCCAAGCAAAACATTATTGACCAGTTGATTGCAGCGGGTGTGAACCCGTACTCGGCGTAACGAAAGGCTTATAGAGTATGGATCCAGAACTTTTTCAGTTGTATCTGAACGCCATGGGCGGTCAGAAAGATGCATCAAGTGCAGCTTTTGACCCGGCATTGGCCTTCCTGACTGGTCTGTACCAGCCTAAGCAACAGTTCACCGAGGACCAGTTGTTTGCACGATTGGCACCAATGATTTCTATGGCTGGTTCCGAACAGGCTGGTCCGAGATTCGAAGCAGCCGCTGCTATCCGTGGTGGACGAGCACCATGGGACATCAAGAAGGATAAGACTCTTCGTGGCAACGTTGATCCAAAAGAGTGGGACAAACTTGTGGACGCAATGTTTAAGGAGAACGAAAGTGTTAAAGCCAAAATGCTTGACCTTGAACTCGAACAAGACCCATTTGAGAAGCAAGGTTTGCCTGGATATGACGCTAAGTATCAGCCACAGGATATGTACAAGTTTGCTCCAAAAGCTTTTCAGAAAATCCTAGAAGGATTGCCTGAAGCACAAGCCGCAGAAGACAAGGCATTGAAGCCAATCTCTGATGAATACAATCGTGACATTATGGTAACCGACGACAAGAGTCGTCTTGATGCTTTATACCAGAAAGCATTGAGTGACCCAGAGGTCGAGCGTAAAGCTCGTGCCGCACGTGGTGCACAATGGAAAGAAGCAATTCCTACATTTGCAAGATATGCAGCAAAATCTGAGTTGAAGGATCTTGGTAATAAACCAATTCTTGATGAAGGAAAAACAATGAAGAGCAATCTTTATGGTGATTACGTTAAGAGTTTGGTCAGTCGTAAGACTGGTTCAGCAAGCAACAAG